CCCGCGCGCGCAACATCGCAAAATTGAGGTTTTTGGAATTGTATGGCAAAACGACTTTATGATTCAGTTCGATGGAGGCGAGAGCGGAGGGACTATCTCTTTGATAATCCTCTGTGTGTCTTGTGTCTCGAAATGGGGCGCGAAGTCCTGGCGGTCGTCGTCGATCATAAGAAACCTCATCGCGGTGACGAGGATTTATTTTGGGATCATGACAACTGGCAGGCCCTTTGTGAGACGTGCCATGATTCAGCAAAGCAGCGAAAAGAAAAGGGCGGGATACTGCCGGGATGCAGCGTTGATGGAATCCCGCTTGATCCTGACCACCCATGGAGGAAGCCATGAGAGGGCGTAAAAATACACCTACGAATTTTAAAGTTATCAACGGCAATCCTGGACATCGGCCCTTGCCGGAAAATGAACCGGAGTTTGAAAATAAAATACCGGAATGTCCAAAATGGCTTAGAACGAAAGTTGCGAAAGATGAATGGGCGAGAGTTACGACGCTCCTAAGTGACGCGGGGGTGATCACAAATGCCGATGGCAACGCCCTTGCCATGTACTGTTACATCGTATCCGAAATCGATAGGTTGACAAAGGCGCTGAAGGGGAAAAATAACGACGTCATAGTTACCATGAAAATGGATCCACTTGGAAATGAGGTAAGGGAAATAAAAACAAACCCACGAGCCGTCAGACTTGAAAACTACATCAAAGAGCTTCGATATTATTCAAGTTTGTTCGGTCTCGACCCAGCAGACAGATCAAAGATCAAGGTGCCAAAAGCGCCACAAAAAAGCGACGGGAAACAAAGGTTTTTTAAATAATGGCAAAGAAGGTTACAGACAGAGCAACGCTTTACGCCTTATCGGTCGTTGAAGGAAAAACGATAGCTGGCCCCCACGTCCGGGCGGCATGTCGCCGGCATCTCAATGACCTAGATCATGCCGGGAAGCGGGGACTTTATTACGATGAGGCCGAAGCTGCCGACGCAATAGCCTTTTTCGAAGAGTGTCTTTGTCTTAATGGCGGTCAGTTTGAGGGAAAACCCTTCATTCTTTTGCCATGGCAGTGTTTTGTCGTCGGGTCTTTGTTCGGCTGGAAGCGCAAAAGCGACGACATGCGGCGCTTCCGGGTGGCATTCATCGAGACGGCCAAAGGATCGGGTAAGTCGCCCCTCGCGGCAGCCATTGGCATAAAGGGTCTTGTTGCCGACAAAGAGCCAAGGGCGGAGATTTATGCAGCCGCAACGCTTAAAGATCAGGCCATGGTTTTGTTTCGTGACGCCGTGGCCTTCTATGATCAATCGCCCGAGCTTCAAGAGCGCCTTGTTGCTTCCGGAGTCGGTGACAATCGATGGAACCTTGCATATCTCGAAAAAGGTTCATTTTTCCGCGTCATTGCCTCTGATAACAAAAAAGGTAAATCAGGTCCACGGCCTCACATTGTTTTGCTGGATGAGATCCACGAACATCCAAACGGAAATGTTATTGAAATGCTCCGGGCCGGCTTTAAGTTCCGGCGCCAACCACTATCTTTCATGATTACAAACAGCGGCTTCGACAAAACAACAGTCTGCTGGGAATATCACGACATGGGCGTCAAGGTTGCGGCCGAACAAGTGCAGAATGATGAATTCTTTGCTTATATCTGCGCCCTGGACGATGGGGACTTTTTGGGTCCAGATGGGAAAACGGCGGACGACCACTATCTTGATGACGAATCAGTATGGCCCAAGGTCAACCCTTCCCTTGAATACGGAATTCCCGGTTATGAATATATCCGAGGTCAGGTATTGGAGGCCCGCGGCCTTCCCTCCAAGATGGCGACCGTCAAGCGCCTCTGCTTCTGCATCTGGACGGAGGCCGAAAACCCGGCAATCTCGCCGGAAGCATGGCGGGCCTGCGAAGACAAGGACTACTCACTCGACATTCTGAAAGATCGCCGGGCATGGGGCGGCCTGGACCTGGGCGAGACGGGCGGATTGACCGCATTTGCCCTGATTTATGAACCGTCTTATGACGATCCGTACTGGCGCCTTAAAGTTTGGTTCTGGATACCCGGAATAGGGCTTCATATACGCGAAGACCGCGATCATGTACCTTATATCGCATGGCGGGATGCCGGATATATAACCGCAATCGACCGCAAGACGATGGATTATGAATTTGCAATCAAGGCCATAGAGGGATTCTGTGAAGCGTACGACGTTCAAAAGATAGCCTATGACCGCTGGAAGATGAAGGATTTTAAGAAGGAAATGGACCGCCTGGGCGTTACGCTGCCCGAAATGGTTGATTTTGGGCAAGGCTATCAGTCCATGGACCCGGCGATAAAGGTTTTTGAAACGAAATTGACGGCGGGAACAATCAGGCATGACGGGAACCCCTGTTTAACGTCACACGCCGCAAGTGTCGTTGCGGTTACGGATGCGGCGGAAAACAAGAAGTATGACAAATCGCGCAGTACAGGCCGGATCGACGGCATTATTGCGGCGGTCATGGCCTGCGGTATATTGGAAGAAGTTGACGAAACAATAACGGAAGTGTCTTTTGATATCGTATGAAAGGAGGTTTATGCGAAAACTTGTAATCGGAGAACGTACAATCACGGATGACGATGTATTTGTAATCGCCGAAATCGGCAGCAACCATCAGGGCGACCCGGATCTTTGTGAAAAGATGATCATCGCAGCAGCCCGGTGCGGTGTCGATGCGGTCAAGCTGCAGAAGCGAGACAATGAGGCCATGTTTACAAAGACGGCCCTCAATGCGCCATATCAAAACGACCTATCCTATGGGCCGACCTATGGCGCGCACCGGCAGCACCTTGATTGGTTCGGGCAGAAAGAGTTCGAGAGATTCAAGGCGGCTGCAGAAAAGCATGGTGTTTTGTTCTTTGCGACGCCATTCGAGGAGAAATCTACCGATTTCCTGCATGACTTGGGCGTCCCTTTGTGGAAAATCGCCTCTTGCGACGTTACGAACCTTCCGCTTATCCGCAAGGTTGCCGGGTATGGGCAGCCGGTCATCGTGAGCACCGGAGGGGCCAATTCGCTTGAAATGATCGCCTGCATGAAGGAAATTCGAAAATTTAACCGAAATTTTGCCATTTTGCACTGCATTTCGACCTATCCGAACGATGATTCGGTGCTAAATCTCCGTTTTATTGATCTTTTACGCGAATTTTACCCAGAAAATATCATCGGTTTTAGCTCTCACCACCCCGGAATTGAGCCTCTAATCATTGCCCGGACGCTCGGGGCGTCCATTTTTGAGGTCCATTTTACATTGAACAGGGGCGCAAAAGGCACGGATCACGGCTTTAGTTTTGAGCCGCATGGCCTTGAAAAAGCCGTTGAAGATCTGAAAAGGGTCAAGATTATGCTTGGGAGTCGAGTAAAAACCGTCCTTCAGGCCGAAAAACAGGGCTTTATCCGCAAAATGGGGAAGGGGATTTATCTTAAACAGGCATTACGTAAAGGATCGGTGATTGATTGGCCGGGAGTGGTCATCAAGTCGCCGGCCGGCGGGATTAATCCGTCTGAGATAGACAAGGTTATCGGTAAGACATTGCTAGAGGATTTGTCAACAGGGGTTGCGATAGACAAGTGGGTGATTGAATAGAGGCTCGGCCGTGTATGACTAGGCGCGGCGAGGCGGGGTCTGACAAGACAAGGTTTTTAATTTAGGAGGCCTATGAAAACAGCAATCGTAACAGGGTCAAGCGGGAACTTGGGGCCGGTGTGGGTCGAGACGTTAACAAATATTGGCTATAGCGTTTTTACATTGGATTTGCCGTTGTTCGACGTAACCGACAATGCGGCGATGTTCCTTGCTTCCTCGGAAATTGCGGATATGACAAAACCGCCTTCCGTCATCGTCCTTAACGCAGCCATCGACAATCCGCCCGGATCAGAGGCGGCATTCTTTGGAAATTATGAGCGGATAATTGAGGTTAATCAAATCGGCGTTAAAAATGTTGTCGAGGCCTTCTTACCAAAGATGATCGAAAACGGGGGCGGCGCTATCGTCGGCATTACGTCAATACAAGCACGAATTGGCAGCGATTGGCGCAACTATCCAGAAGGGTTTGAAAAACCCTGTGCATACGGACAAAGCAAGGCGGCGATGGAAGCGTTCATGAGGCAATTAACCGTCCAATATGGGCGTTATGGTATCCGGGCCTGCTGCATAGGGTTCGGAGCTTACGACAGTGGGAAACTCGATCCGGTGTTTCTCGGAAAGTATCTTAAAAACGTCCCGCTTGGGCGTCCGGTATCGCGGCAGAGCGCGAAGGCGGCGCTTAGATTCGCCGTGGAGTGTCCGGAGTTTGCGGGGCAGGTTGCTCTGGTGGACGGGGGTTACTGTGCTCTCTAATTGTGAATATTGTGGAAAGCAATTTGAATCGAGGCCGGCCGGACATCGACTCAAAACTGGAGGGTGGGCAAAAACAAGATATTGTTCGCGCAAGTGCCATTATAACGCGAGAAAGAAAATAAGGCCGGTCGTAATTTGTGAGTATTGTGGAAAAGAATTTGCACCGACATGGGCTAACGCTCGATACTGTAGCCGAGAATGCCTATTTGATTCCATGAAGCGCGGGAAGTTAGTTAGGTGCCGAATATGTTCAAAAGAATTTTACGCACCAATGACAGTATTAAAAAATAATAGAGCGAAGGTCTGCTCGCTTGAGTGTAAGAAAAAACTAATCAGTTTTTATATGAGAGGAGAAAAACATCCACATTGGACAGGTGGGCGCAAAGATGGCTATCCCCAGAGTGAATGGACTAAGCAATTACGAGAAGAAATAAAAAAAAGGGATAACATGACGTGCCAGAAGTGCGGTGAAAGCAACGCAATGCTTATTGTTCACCACTTAGACGGGAATAAAAATAATTGCGCTCCTATAAATCTGACGACGCTTTGTAGAAAGTGCCATAGTCATATTCATTACAGTCATCGATATTATCGATATTCAACAAATTACGAGGGAGGATATTTGAGCTTATGACCAAATTTGATAAACTTGAAAAAATCGTGCGATACATGATCGAGCGGGCCGGGTCGGGCCATTATGCTTCTTCTTTATCGGCCCTTGAAATCATGGTGCCGCTGTTCTACGAGCAAGGCGTGACTCCGGATCGGTTTATTCTGTCAAAGGGACATGCTGCACCGGCGCTGTATGCGATCCTGTTTGACCTGGGGTATTTGGATCAGGGCGACATTGCCCGCTTCCGCGAATATGGCGGCCTTCCCGGTCACCCGTCTATCGAGACGCCCGGCGTCCTGTGTTCATCCGGTAGCCTGGGCATGGGGATTTCTAAGGCGCTCGGCTTGGCCTGGGCGAACCCGGACAAGGTTTATCACGTCCTTGTCGGTGATGGTGAGCTTCAGGAGGGGCAGAATTGGGAAGCGATACTGTATTGTGACATGGCGAAAGCGACCAATATTCACATATGGGTTGACTGCAATGGACGTCAATATTCGGGGGAAATACCGGACGGAGTAGGGCTTGCCACGATTAACAGTCATAAAAGCAAAAACATTCATATCATAACTACCCATTGGCACCAATCCAACAAATACCTCACCCACCCACAGAATCCAGAATATGCGGCCCTTGTCGACCGCTACAGCGACGAACTCCTGAAGGCCATGGGCGAGAATGACAAGATCGTGGTCCTGGACGCCGACCTGAAATTTGATTTCGGCCTTGAGAAGATCGAGGCGACCTTCCCGGATCGGTCCATTGAGTGTGGTATCTCCGAACAACACATGGTCAGCATGGCGGGCGGACTTGCGCGGGCGGGGCTGTTGCCGGTGTGCCATACGTTCGGGGCATTTTACCGGCGCTGCATAGATCAGATTTACAATAACTGTTGTGACGGGCTGAAAATTATCTATGTTGCCGGGCTTTGCGGGGCGCATAAACAGAATATCGGGAAGAGCCATGAATACAAAGATGAATTATGGAAGCTATTCAAAGAGATGAGAATTTGCGATAACATTGACGAGACGATGGAAGAAGAGTCATCGGCATGGATTGAATTGGAGATGGAATCATGAACTCACTCTATGCCCTCATCCCGGCCCGTAGCGGCTCAAAGCGGATCAGAAACAAGAATATGCGTGAACTCGGCGGCGCTCCGCTGATATACTGGACGGTCCGCGAAGCCTTGCGGTCAAAGGCATTCGGACGGATAATTGTTTCAACGGATGGTCAGGACGTGAAAGATTTCGTGGATAATCTCGGTGTCGAGATTCATGACCGCCTCCCCGAACACGCGACCGATACATCCCCCGACGTCGAATGGATCAAGGATTGCCTCGAAAAGTGCGGCGAGCCTCAATATTTCATGATCCTGCGTCCGACGTCGCCATTCCGGACGGCGCAAAGCATAGTGGCGGCCTGGGAAGCGTTCAAGCGGGAAGAATACGCCTCTTCTCTGAAGTCCGTCACGCGGCCAAAGGAAAGCCCGTACAAGATGGCGACGATTGTAAATAACCGGATCACTCCATTGATCAATCACCCGCCCGTCAACGGCGTACAGGCCTTTAATATGCCGACTCAATCATTGCCGGAGGTATGGTCACGCAATCCCTGTATCGAGATCGGGGAGAGCCGAAACGTCATTGTCCGGGGCGACGTGAGCGGCTATCAGGTGATGCCGTACTACATGGACGAAATAGAGGCACTTGACATTAACACGCCGGCGGATTGGGCGCTGGCGGAATACTACATTAAGGAAGGATTGGTGAAGCTATGAGACTCCGTAGTACGGTGCTCAGCAAAATGAAATCAATGCTCGATAATGCAGATGCAGAAAAGCGCGATCTTACCGAAGTTGAAACGAAAGAATATAATAAACTCGAAGAGGAGGCGATGATGTGTAAAAGTAAGAAAACAGGTAAAAGATTCATGTCTCACTGTTGGCATATGCAACTTAAAACTAGTGACGGCGATTGTGAATATAGGGGGGATACAAAGAACAATTATCGTTATGTTGACAGGTGCTGCCGCTGTGGTAAAACGCGAGAATATATCGCTAGTCACAATTCAGTATCAAAAATATTAAATGCATGGAAAAGTTATGTGCTGCCGCAGGAAAAGAGGTACTATTCATGAAACCCCTACCATTTAAGATGCGGCAAGAAACGGAGATGGAGAAATTTCGCCATGATAGTTTTTGGCAGAAGGAGCCGGAAACGCTGGCCTGGATAGAATCTTTCAGCCCGACCGATGTCTTTTTCGATGTCGGGGCAAATATCGGCGTTTATAGCCTTTATGCGGCGAGCCTGTATTTGGATATGATAATATTATCTTTTGAACCAATGCCTGAAAATTTAATCGCTCTTCGGGCAAATAAGCATATGAACGATTTTAAAAGAATAGTGTTGGTCGGAGCGGCGGTTAGCAATGGCGTTGGCGATGCTTATTTTGATGCATTTGGCATGGAGGCTGGGAAATCTGGAGGGCAACTTGTAGGCGGCAACACAACC